TAGGCTGTCGTTGTCGGTGGAAGGGCGAAGAAGATGGGAAGTGTTGTGCATGCATAACCGATACAGCTTCGTAGGGAGGTCTAGAATTGACCGCTGGCGCTACGGGGGAATACTAATAGACTACCGTTATTAGCCTAGAGACATGGCACGTTCTAACGGCATGGCTAAAATACAACCAGCACAGAAAACTATTCGTTTTGAGGTGTCTGGTGGATCACAATATCAATACATCGATTTATCGCAATGTGCATCAATCGTAAACCGTCGGTTTTATCGACAGGGATTGAATTGGGCTGTTGGAGGTTTCACTGTTGTGAGTGGATCAGGTTCTGGTTTCATCAGAGTTAACCGACTTCCCGAGACGTGGGTTCTTTCCAACTCTTGGGAGAAGGCTATGCGTGCATGGCGTCGTCAACAAGACGAAGTATTGGAAGACGGTACTCAAGAATCGGTTCGTGCCCGATTTAATGATTTTAAGGTCTTTATGGATAAAGCACATCATGCAGCTGGAGCTGCTAGTAATCTTACTCCGGTTGGATCAGCCGGTATTGCTTATCCGGTTGGAGAATGGGAGTATTCTCAAGTTGTTATACCAAATTTTGGTGCTCCCGGAGTAAATTATGAACCTTTTATGCACCTATTGGGTGGTGATACTGGTGGAATCGGCGGGTCTAAAGCCTTGATTAAAGCGTATGCTAATTCCCGTTCCGTTCCACAATCTCCTGATCCTTTAGTTCCAGGAGATATTCTTAGTACTGATAATTGGCTAAATGCGTTGTTTGACGTAGGAGATAACAACCAAGATGTAATGGCAAATGTTGTTGGTAAAAATGACGACTTGCCATATCATCAAATTGCCTACCCTGGGGAGGCAGGTGATGAGACAGAGTTTGTTGCTTCAATTAATTTGAACAATACACAGTCTCAGACACAAGTCTCTGGAAATAGTTTCCCATGTGGTCTTGTACAGTTGGAAACTAATGGACTTGATGGAACGTGCTTCTTTATTGTGCACTTGGTTCCTGGTAGTCATCGTGGCTACCTTTGTGAAAACATGACGGAGATGTGAAGATTATGACACCAGCACCGGAAACAATTGCTACTGCAGAAACAGTCAAGGAGGCGGTTACTGCCGCATCCCTTCTCAACCATTTAAAAAATAACAGAATAGAGTATATTCTTGTTATGGGTTTACTCCACGTTATTGGCGTGAGTGATCGTCTCCTGGCACAACTTAATGGAGTGTGCTTCTGATGGGTTACAAGTATGGTAAGACATTTAAGAAAGACGGAAAGTTAGTTCGATACCGTTATACTGACGGTGTTAAATCGACTAAGAAACTTGTTGCTGTCAACAAGAAAAAGACAAACAAGAGACGTAAGAAGTGAGTCGAATGAATTGTCCTTATTGTGGTTCAAATCAAGTGCATGCTGCAGTTGTTGATCCGGAACCGCCTATTATCGTTCATCACATTTGTGAGCGATGTTCCAAGGAGTGGGTCGAGTGATTGTCGACATTTTTACACGACCTTGGGCTCAATGGTCTTATGACGTTATGACAGAGGAGGGTCCTGGAGACCGGGCTCTACAGCCTCTGGCACATTTGGTTATACAGGCTGCTAACGTTGCAGCCAATGTCGCACCTGCGATGATCTTGACATCGATGAGTAATCCTCATGTAATGAGTTACGCATACAAGGGACTTGATCCTTTAAAATTTGGAATGAAGACCGCTATGAGGTCTAGAAGGGAATTCCAAATGGCTTCTTCTAGAAGTTACCAGATCGGTGAAGCTGCTTTGAAACGATTTGGCCCACGTGCTGCAAAGCAAGGTGGTAAATTTGCATTTAAAGCCATACCCGGTTTAGGCTGGGGATTATTGGCTTACGATGCATATGATTTGGTTGCTAACCAAAGACTATTTGGCATTCAATTGTGAAAGCGTTATTTACTTCCATTACTGCCATTTGGGTATGGAAGAGAAGGATCATACGGATTTAATCTTGATTATATCATACAGCATGTCCCCATGCATTAACTGCGGCTACACCTATTGTGGGTGTTGGCGATGATTGGCAAGTGTTTTTACTGTGAAGAAAACAGCGACGAAGAATGCTTCTATTGCCAAGAGTTGGAAGAATGAGAACGTGCAAGAAGTGTCAACGATCACTATTGATTTGCACGTGTAGAATTGATCATCAAATAAGAGCCGTGAAACGGCGACAAAAGAAAGCGAAGGAAGTGTTCGGATCATTATCCGCGCACGTCTGGTGTAGATGTCCTCATGACACCGGCCTTCGTACTGGTTGTTGTGAACAAATACCAGGACAAACGCAAGTTTGCTTTTGCCAACCGCATGCAACCAAATCTACGATTTGAGCCAAAAACATACACAACTAGTCCTACTAGTTTTTAGGCTGTCGTTGTCGGTGGAAGGGCGAAGAAGATGGGAAGTGTTGTGCATGCATAACCGATACAGCTTCGTAGGGAGGTCTAGAATTGACCGCTGGCGCTACGGGGGAATACTAATAGACTA